CGAGAATGTTACCGTCAGTCTGGTTCCGGTAGAATTATAGGTAGTAGCCTGCACGAATGCCGAAAGAGCGGCTACGTTGTTTGTTTTTACGAAACAGCTTAGCCTGTATTTCGTTGAAGATTTTACGGGAGTTGCATGCTTGTATTGGGTGGATGGTAATAATGTCCCTGACGTTGCCCCCGCAAGTCAAATGGTAGCATATGGGGTTCAGGTTACGTCTGTAGAACTGATTTTCAACGTGAATTTTCCAGTAAGTTTTACTGCGCTATCGAATTCTCCGCTACACGCAGATATATTATTCTCAAACCAAACCCCGTATTTCTCGTCCTCTATCCACCCGTCGGAAGTCCGGGCAATATCCCCTGCGGCATTATCGATGCTTATGAGGAGTCCTCCTTTTGAATTTAGCGTTGATACCGTATTTACCGTTTCTCAGTTTATTGAGTCGACGGATACCCCGCTGTCCGCAAGGAGTTCTCCGCTCGTGCCGTCGAAAGACGCGAGGTTTCCCGATGCGGACGCCCCCGGTCCGTAAACGTCTCATCCAGCTCACGGCGCCCCGTCCGCTCACGGCGCCCCGTCCGCTCACGGCGCCCCGTCCGCTCACGGCGCCCCGTCCTCGCCCTTGAACGCCGTTGCCGGTACCTGCTTGAGTTTGTTCCCGTCCTCGGAGTCCACCAGTACGACGCGGTCGTCGATTACAATCGTGTTTTTAATCGGTACCGCTTGGAATTGCCTATCGGTCATGTTTGGAAATTAAGTGAATATTTGGCAGTACCACCCTTTCACTTTTACGGTGCAGGAAAGGTCTGACTTTACTTTGAATTTGGCGTATCAGTTCAGCGTCTCGGCGTTTCCGAAGTAAATCCCGTTCTGGGTCGTCAACGTGTAGGTTCCAGAGGTTTTGAAATTCACCGGGAGGATGAAGGGGATTTCGTATTCGCTCGGCGTCCCCTCCGACATTATCAGGGAGCATTTGATTTGCGTATTGTTCGTGGCGGTTATCAGGTCGAAGTCTATCCGGATGTTTATCGAGTCCCCGAGGGATAATTCCGACCAGTCGAAACGGTTGTTCGACACGTCCCAAACGTCGGAAACCCCTGGAGGTGCGTAGGTTTTGTTCGTATATGCCCCGAGCCCGTCGTTCGTGAGAGGTACGTAGGTATTCGTTCCGGGAATGGAAATCGGTACCGCCTGCGTTGCGGTGTCGTTGTAGTCGAGGATTCCCGGGCGTATCGAATCGTAAAGCTCCGAGAAATTCTCGTTGAGCTTTGTGCGGTGGTCGAGGTTGGACTCGCCGTTTAGGAGGGTTTGGATTGCCATGGCTTATTTTAAAGGCTGTAATCAAATTCTCATTTCCCGCTTCCCGACGCAGTAATCGTTACGTTAGTTCTGATCTTCATTCCCACGGTTACGAAAAATACGCCCGACCAAGATACTGTCGTTATCGCTCAACTTCATCAGGTAGCGAAATTCGATACCGTTCTGAACGTATTGTATATGGTTCCGCCATCAGTACTGTACTGGATTATGGTAGCCACTCATCCGTTTTGATTGTCTTGATGCGTCGCTCCTATGTAGAAATTGATATAACCCGTTTTCGTCGCGGTGAATACCGTGCTGTTTCCGCTCGTGGTGGAAATATTCGCGAATCAGGTCGTAACGAGTTTCCCCAAAATAAGCTCGGCATACGCATCCGGCTTTATTTTTTTATTTGGTCCAATTCCGTTGTTTTTTAACAAATAATCTGCCGTAAGACTTCATACCGTGTCTTCGGTAAGCGCCAGAACGTCCACGGATGGGATTTTCGAACTCGGAGTTTGCATTTCAAAATCCGTCCCGTTGTAAATCACGTCCACGATTGAACCTGCGGCGATGTCGCCCGCGACGAGGTTGGCAGTCCCCCCGAGCTTTTTAACGATCTTCGCCCCGAGCGCGTTCACGTTCAAGCTCGCGCTTCCCGTGTTCTCCAAATTCGCCTCGAATTGTACCCGCATTCCGAGCGTATAGGATGTCGGGCTTGGGGAAAGGTTCACTGCGTATGCGTTGACGAGTCCCGTAGCGACGGCGAACGTATACGCCTGCTTCTGCGCCCCTTCCTGCGTGGAAGCGTATAGGTCGTCGAGGCTTTTCGCGGTGAAGACGTTGGAGACTTGGCAAATCCCCGGAGTTATATCGAAAGTACGAGCCACCTGCTCCTGCGTCACGGATTCCGGCGTGTTCGGGATGGCTTCCGTTGCCCGCGTGATGCTTAGGGTATCCCCGGAACGGTTGGTACAGGTGGCAATTTCCCGAGCGGTAATGGCGGAGAGCGAATCATACTGCTCCAGAAGTATCTGAAACGGGAAAACGGACGGGAATTTCGCGCCCTGCCCGCTCGCTAGGGTGATGCTTCCGGCTCCTGCGGATGCGGTGACGAGCAATTGCCCTATGCCTTGGTTCTTTGCTTTGTTTTGTACGATTGCCATAATTTAAGTATTAAGAATTTCTTTGGATAACGAGTCGTATGATTCGAGTTCCAGCGTTGCATCGTTTCTAGTGTAACTTATTCTGGAAACTTGCAAGGCAGGGATGTATCCGAAGTTTCGGAATTGCAAGACTTGCCCAGGGTCGATGTCGAAAAACGGATATCAGGCTCCGACGGTCGCCGAAACCTTTTGGATCGGGTCTTTGTTTTCGTCGACGAACGCCTGCGCCACGGCAAGGCCGCCCGAGGTGATTTGCGTCTTGGATTCGTACTTGAACCTTCGCCCGTACCTGTTTATGGATTCCCCGTCCGATACGCGTTCCGTCCCGCCGTCCCACGTCAGCCAGTAGTCGTTGACGACGTTTTCGCGGTCTTCCTCCACCGTCAGGCTCCCGATATCCTTCCCGACGGTCAAGGCGTGGTCGATTGTCGCGCCCGTATTGAATACTATCCTGTCGTCGTTTTCGTCGGTCATGATTGCGAAATCATAATCGAGCCCGTATCAGGTGCCGAATTTCGCGGAATTCGTGCGGGGCTTGAACGATACCACCCCGTTTTCGTCCACGTTCCAGAAGAATTCGGAGAGCTCCGCTACTTTTCCTATCGCTGTAAGGCAAGAATCGAAAGAAAAGTTTACGGATACGATAATGCCCGTGTCGATGATGCTTTCCGCATCGTAGGAAAATAAGTTCGGATAGTCAACGCTTGCGCTGTCTACTATATCCCGCACGATTTGCGCCGGATCGATGGAATTTTTGTCAAAGGCCGGACCTATCTCATAGTAGAGAATATCCCCGAGGAGAGAGGCAAGCCCCGTGGCGCTTATTTCGTAAAATTCCCGTGAGGATTCCACTTTTTGTGTCACCTTCCCGATAACGCCCGAATATACGAGCTTCTGGGAGGTTCCCAATGTCTGGTATGCCCTCACGACGTTTCCCGACATTCCAGAAACGTCATCCACCGTCTCGATACGCAGTTCCCCTTGTCCTCCGTCGATTTGAGCCGAGAAAGAAAGGTCGTTGATTTCGTTTATCGTCCGAATGAAAACCCCGTCCCCCGTCTCCGTCCAGATTTCCGAATCGTCCCAAAATCAATTATCATCCCAGACGGGTACAATTGTAGGAAATTCGAAAATCTTGATCGTGAACATTTATAAGTATGTCTTAGGTGAAACGATGGTCGTATCCACGGAAAAAACACCCGTAACGGATACCGAAAACGCGTTGTTTCCCGGCTCGAACTGCGGGAAAATCCCCGTATAGTCTATCCCTGCGCCGTTCTTGGTGACGGTCTTTTCTTGCGAGTCCACCACCACGATATCCCCAGAATTTATAGCGGTCGGGATTTCCATGGCTTCCCCTACCGATACTATGGAAATTCCCGTTGCGGTCGTGGTTCAGAAAACGAAATAAAAGACCGGCAAGGCATTGGCGGTTCCGGGGTGGATGAAGTCGTCCATGAATCCCGTACTATCCCCTACGCGTGAGAGAGATTGCGAATCCGTGGATTGCCAAAACGGCTCTACGGTCTCGAATCCTATCTTTGCCCGCGCGTAGGTAACTTGCCAGCCTTTGCGGTCGAATTTCAGTTCTGTGACGGTTCCCCGTATCTTTCTGGTATCCTTCGGGTTCGTCGCGTATAGGTACGTTTCGAATCCCGATACTCAAAGTTTGAGCGCGTCCATGCGTTCCTGCAATTCCCGCGTGGTCGAGCCCTTGACGGTGACTTCGATATTTATGGAATGCCCCCGGTAATATCGCGAGAACGCCCCTCCCCCGTCCGTCCTTGGATTCTTGTATGTCTCATAATCGGATTGCCCTTGGTCGTCATAGGATACGCGCGTTACGCAGTACCCGTCTTGGTACAATGAAAAGTCCCCGATCTGTACCGTCCCGAAAGCCTCCGCGACGGGTGCCGTAGAGTTGGAGAATGCGGAAGCGTATGGGATTGCGTACATGATTTAAGAGTAAATGCCTTTTCTTCCGAGTTGCATCTGGCGGGCGAGCTCTTCGGATATGATTCTCGCGACGCTCCGTGGGTCTTCCCCCTTGCCGATGGTGATGTTCCCGATGGTGACGGTGACTCCTCCGATGGATTCGTTCGGCGTGATGCTTCCAGAGGATCCGGGCGTGAAAAGTTCCGGCCCGCGTTCCCCTACGAGGTAGGTTTTGCCTCCCCCGACGCTTCCCCCGTTCGCGCGCGCCCCGTCGACCGTTGCCGGTGCCGATACTCCCCCGCGTATTCCCAGCTCGTCAATCAGGCTGATAGCTTCCTTCGTCTTGCTGATTTGTTTTTCGATATGCTTCCCGAACGCTTCGAAGTAGAGCGCGTCAACGGTCATCCTTTGCGCTATCATGGCGCCGTATTGCATCTGCTCGCGCTTTATCAGCTTCAATTTCTCGTCCATCTGGAGCTGTACCGCCGATTTTTCCGCCTCTATCGATAGCAGTTTCTCCGCTCGGGTCGCGAGGATTTGCGCCTTTTCCGCTTCGGCTTCCTTGACCTTTTCGGCGGTCTTTTCCAAAATCAGTTGCACTTCGCTCTTTGCCAAGTCGTTCTGAGCCGTCGCCATTTGCCCCGCCGTGACGTTTTGCGACGCGAGGAGTATCTCCGCTTCGAGTTTCTTTTTCTTCGCGTCGATGGATGCGTTTTCGAGGTCGAGCTTGTTTTTTTCGATAAGGAAAGCCGCGTACTCCCCCTGCTTCCGCTCGTCGTCCATCTTCTTGATTTTCGCGACGTTCGCGGCGCGTTCCTCTTCGAGCTTCTTGAGCTCCTCTTGGGCCGATATCGAGCGTTTCGCGACGTCGGAACCGCCTTCGGTCTTGATGCCGGCTATCTTGTCCGCCTGCTTCTGCAGCTGCTCGTCGATTTTTGCCAGATCCTTCGCTCCCTGTACGCCTATTTCCTTGAGCTTGGCGCCGAGTTCCGCGTATCCCTTGCGGAGGTCCGCGAGCTTAGTTTTCTGCTGGTCTATGCTTCCGACGAGCGTTCGGAACTGGCTTTCGAGGGTCGTGGATACCTCTTTCATCTTCTTCCCGAGCTCGTCCACCTTGGCTTTCGCTCCAGACGCTGCGCCTCATACGCTTTTCGGGGTCGGCCCGTTTATGGCGGCCGCCGTCGCTTGGAGCGCGGGTATCGCTACGGTCGTGAAGCTCGAAGCTAAGTTATTGGATAGTTCCGATAGCCCTTTATCCATCTCCGCTTGGCTGTCCCCGATGCTTCCCGTCATCTCGTCTATCGATATCTGGATCGCGGAGCTTCATTCCTGCACGGAAGCGCCCATGGATTCGATAGCGGCCTTCCCGAGGTCGGTGGCGAAGGATACGAACGGGGTAAGTTCCCGCCCGAGCATGGCCTGCAGGTTCCGGATTCCGGTGATTACGCCGTTGAACGCGATTTCGATGGGAGACAGGTAAGCGCCCAGCATGAATTGCAATCCATAGAACACGGCACGGCCCGCCGTTAATAGCGCGACGGACATGATGCTGAATCCACCCATGAGTCCCGTGATTCCGGATTTGATAACGCCAACGGTCACGACGATTCCGGCGCCTATGTACGTGAACAATTGGGACCACTGGAAGCCGTTGTTTTTCAAGGAGTCTCCCATCCATCCGAAAAGCTGTCCGAATGCCGAGGTGATTCCATAAAATGACCACTTGGCGAGATTCACGAGGTTTTCGAATACTATTTTCGCGGTGTTCTGGAAGTCCTGGAAAAAAGATATGATGTCCGGCGTCATTCCTTCGAGCTCCGATATCATGGAGCCGGCGCTCGTGCGTATCTTGTCGAATATGCTTCAAGCTATCACCTCCCCCGAGGTGGATAAGCCGATAATCTGCCGTCCGAGGTTGCCGACGGTATCGGAAAGCGTAGACCACAGGCCCATGACGGTTTTTGATTGCATCGCCATCATTCCATGGAACTTTCCACCGGATTGCGTAAGCGATAGCAAGGCTTTTTCTACTATTGGAAAACCTACTTTTCCTTCTTCGACGAGTTTTTTTACTTCCGATTGCGAAACGTTCATCGTTTTTGAGAGCGCTTCGATAAGCGGTACGCCCGCATTCGTGAATTGCATGAGTTCCGTTCCCATCAGCCTAGTTGCCACTTGCACCTGCCCGAAAGCGTACGTTATTTGGCTTATTGGAACGCCGAGACCAGAGGCAAGGTCTCCGAGCATCGTCAATTGCGGTTTGATATTCTGTGCGGACGTTCCGAAAGCTAAAAGCATTTTTCCGGCGTTCGCCAATTCGGGAAACTCAAAAGGAGTTTCTTTCGCGAAGTCGGACAACTGTTGCATCAGCGCTTGAGCCTGCCCGGAGCTCCCGAGCATCGTTTGGAACGCTACCGAGGTCTGCTCCATGCTCGCCGCACTTTTTAAAGAGAAAGCGGATGCGGCGACGGTAGCGGTCGCGAGCGCGGCGCCTATGGAAGCGACTGAGGAGGCCATGGAGTTCCCGACCTTCGAAATAGTCCCCGTGGCGTTGTCTTTCGCGGAGATTACCAGTTCGAGTTTCTTGTCTGCCATGGTTTGTTTTTACGGTTTGAGTTTACTGTCGATCGCCCTCTTTTCAAGTATCAGCCGAATTATCCTTTCCGGAGTATTCCCGTAGTCCTCCCAGCTCCACCCGAATTGCTCCATCAGTTCGATAGCGATCAAGTCCTCGTGCATCCTCCTAGGTCATTTCTTCACGGCTTCCCGTGCGTACCGTTCGATTATTGCTTCGTTTTTTTTTGTTCGTCGGAGGTTGCCTTTTTGAGTTCTTCGGTGAATTCCGCGAATTCCTGGACGGTCATAGTATCCAGCGTCTCCAGATCCTTTTCCTTATTTGGAGAAAGTACCTCCACGAGCCCGATGATGAGTTCCAAATAGTTCTCGCCGTGCTTGACGTACACGGGTTGGATTTTTCGGAGGTCTTTCACGCGGAGTTCTTCCCCTATGTCGAGGGTAATCGATTTCTCTCCGATTTTTATTTCTTTCATGGTGATTTTTTAAAAGATTAGATTTCCTCTTTCGAGTTTCAGCCATACGGACGGCGGTGTGGTTCCCATGGGTGGTTATTTAAGGATAGGTAGCATCGTGCATCTGCAGTTCGGGTGGAGAGTCGGGCCGATAATCGGCTTGTAATCGAGTTTCAATCATCCGGGCGCCTCGTCTCACTTTTCGAAGAATTTCCCAGGCAATTCCTGCTTCTTCCCGTTCATCGGCCCGCAGTTCGCGCAAACGCGCTCGTCCAGGGCCGTGTACCATTCCTTTCCGGAGACGACACCGGAATCCTGCCACGCTTTCAGGTCGGCGAAGGTCGATGCGTTCGTTATTTCCGTACGGGCTATCGTCAGGCTACGGGACTTGCGGAACGTGTCGAACGCCTTGGATACGTTCGTCGCGATTGCTTCCGGTCCTATTCCCGCGACGTTTCCGGCTTCGATAATGTCGAATATCAGCCTTTTCGTTTCCATGTCCACTTCTTGGGCGAATTTCTCGATGTCCTTCCGGATGAATTCGTTGATCGTCGGGTCCCCTATTTCGAAAAGCGCCGATATCCCCACTTCGCTCAGCGCCTCGTTTCCCTCCTTTTCGATTACCTTTATGAGCATGGGCGCGATGAGCGTTTGCCAAAGGGTCTTGTACTTCGCCCCGTCCAGTTTCGGTAGCGTTGCCTTCGATATCCTTTTCAGTTTCAGCACGTCTTTTTCCTGTTCGGTAAAAATCCGGTTTACCGCTTTCACCATTTCCGCCTCGTACTTGTCCGTGCGTCCGGTACGTGCCTTCCACTTCTTTTCTCACTGTTTTTCCCGCTCGGCTTCGTATTCGGGCGTCCCATTGATTTGCTTGCGGATAATTTTGGAAACGATGCCGGAGTACTGGCTTTTTTCGTCCTTCGGCTTTTCGGCCCCCTCGCTCGGCGTCGTGGATCCATCGGCGATTTTTAGAACGTCCCCGTTTTTGATTGGTTCGAACCCACGGATCTTCCTGTACTCGTTGACCGTGATGGTTCCGGCGTTGAGGTCTTGAAGGAATTGCTCGGTATCTGCCGGGACGATATTCAGGAATTTAAACGTTACCTCGTTATTATAGAGGTCTCTAGTAATTGTCTGCGAAATCTGCTCCGCGAACGGCGCGATACAAACGCTCCTGTAGGTTTTTTGCGCTTCCATGGCAGAAGCCCGGTTGACGTCGTCGGTTATTCCGATAACCGCCTTCGGTAGCTTGTAAATGGCGAGTATCTCGTCGCGCGTGAACCTCCGGGATTCCACGAAGTCCATTTCCTTCTGGCTTCCCCCGACGCTCGAATACTTCAAATCGTTGTCAAGGATTGCCACTTTGTGGGCGTTGTTCACCCCTTGGAATTCCGCTTTCCATTTGGAAATCAGCCTTTGCTTGACTTCGGGTTTCATCGCTTGGTTTGTCGAGAGGATATCGCGAACGCTTCCGCCGTTTTTGAAAAAATTCCAGTTCCACCGGTTCGCGGTCCCGTCCATTTCGGCTTGGATTGCCACGGCCTGCATCGGGGATACTCCCTTGACGGCCATAGGGTAGGACTGGAACGGTGAAAACATCTCGAAATTAATCATTTCGTTCGGATAAATCGTGAGATTCGTCCCTGTTCCGCCGTATAGGTAGCTCCGTAGTGAGCCGTTCGGGTTCTCTTCGAACGTCACCATATCGGAGCGGAGAATGGCGAGAGAGTCTACCTTCTTCCCTATCATCTGCTTGTATACGAAACAGTTTCCCGTCAAAAGCATATGGGAAGCAACTTTTTTTACAAAGTCGTACGTCACGAGGTTTGAATACTTGTCAACGGCTTCTTTTTCCACTTTGAATACCCC